CGGACATTGCAAAGCTCTCCAGCTACGTTTCAGGACAGCAAAGAGAGCCTGAGACGAAACGAGAGCAGGAGTTGAGGTTTGGAACACATCGGACACGCGGCCTGGAGAGTGCTCGGCAAAGCACGAAAGGCCGCGATAGCCCGACAAAATGAGATTGCAGACGCAAAAAGACGTGACGCCGTGGTGTTCGGTCAGACGGGCGTTGAAGTCACGCGCCAGCATGCTGCGCCTGCTACTGCGGGAGAACATGCTGAACTTGAAAGAGCGCGCATTACGCGCCCCGCAGGTTCTTGAATTGGAGATTGAGCGAGAGGTCATTCCGACCTCCCGTGATTTTCATGGAAACCTAGGATGCGTTCATACGTAAGCCGAGACGCAACCGCCTCTTCTTTCGTGTGGAAACTGATGGAGCGACGATGCCCATTAATGGAGAAAACAGAATCCCATTTGCCGCTCTTCTTATTGAGGCGAACGCCAGTCCTACCCGATGTGTTCTTGTAGTAGCGGGCGAGATTACGGTTGTTCGTGGCCCAATCCACGCTACGGAGATTAACCCACCGGTTATCGTCTCTCTTTCCATTAATGTGGTCTGTCTGGTCGGGAGCCTCGCCAGTCATCAAGATGAAGATGAGGCGATGGAGTGCCAAGCTACGGCCAAACAAGTTGACCCGAATATAGCCTTGGCTGCATTTCGACCCGCATGTTTTGCCAGCGTGCATTTTGTTCCAAGCTGCACATGCAGAACTGGGAGCGCGCCTGGATGACGGGAACCACTTCGCAGTGCGCTCCTTCCATGTAGCCGTGCCGGTTTCGGGGTCGTATTCGATAAGCTCCGAAAGGATTTCACGAGTGAGGGTAAAATCAATCATCGCCGCCCCTCGCTCGAAAAGGGAGCCTCACCGCGCTTATTGAAGGCGGTGAGGCTTTCTTCGTCAGTGTGGGAGGAGTTCACCAACGAATGGAAATTCTGCAATGCATGTTCATGCGTGCGACCGCTCGCGCTCCTGCCGGTCTTACGGCAAGAGGCAATAAATGTTCCGTCATGGGTTGGGAAAACGGTCGCGGGCATTTATTCGCCCTCGCTCTCATGCGTGTGCGTAGCAAGGCGCGTGCCATTTTCGTATTCGTTCAGGTAAAGGTCGAATATCGCATTGGCATTATCGACCTCATCGCGGCCTTTCTTCTCGACCTTGCGAAGGTGCGCGACAAGCTGACCGGCCACGGTCTTATCGAAGCCCTCGCCTTTCATTTCCGCGTAGACTTCGCGAATGTCAGCCTTGATGGTGTCCTCTTCTTCTTTGAGGCGCAGAACACGGTCGATGAAGGATTTCAGGCGGGAGTTGCTCATACCGACGCCCTCACAGAACGGGAGCGCTTGGGAGCTTCGAACGAAACGAAATCCTCTGGACGCAACTTGATTTTCCGCTCTTTGGCGGCGGCAAGGAGAACAGGAACATGCCAGTGCGGTATTGCACCGCCAGTGCCGCCCGATTGCTTAGGCATGCGCCAGCGCATCACCGAATGCGGAGAAACGCCGACAATCGTCGCAACTGCGGTTAAACCGCCAAATTCATTGATGATTTTGTTAGCTGGTTCGTGTCTCATGACCATGAATGTACGATAAACGCACAGACAACGCAAGAGGCAATGTACGATAACACTACAACAAATGTCGAAATGATTGTGCGAAAATCAACCACCATGGAAAATTCGCAGCAAATCTATATCGACTGGATCAGAGAAGGCCTCAAAGGCGATGGGAAAACCCAGAGCGGCTTAGCCCATCACCTCGGCATTGCTCATCCCCAAATCTCTCGACTGTTGAGAGGTGCGCGGTCGATCAAGGTTCATGAACTTCCAAAGATAGCGGAATACCTGGGTTCGCCTATCCCCGGCCCGGAAGCTGTACCGGTAACCGCACGCAATCAGACTGTTGTGCGGGTTGTCGGAACGGTCGATGCTGGGGCGTTCCGAGAGGTCGATGAATTTACACAAGAAGAGTTCCCTGAAATCTCCGCAGATCGTGATGAGCGCTTTCCGCACGCCCGCATGATAGCGTTCGACGTTGCTGGGGATTCAATGAATGACCTGAAGCCTCGTCCCATTCTTCCGGGCGACCGCATAATTGCCTTGGCCTACGACGACATCCAGCGGGAAGTCCCTTTGCGCAATGGTATGACCGTTGTCGTTGAACGTGAACGGGATGGCGGTCATATGCGTGAATGGTCCGTCAAGGAAATCCAGATGTTCCCTGACAGGACAGAGTTTCACCCTCGGTCAACGAACCCTCGCCATAAACCGATCATCATCGAAAAGAACGATGACCCAGACAATGGCGAGACTGTCCGGGTCATAGCATTGGTCAAAAACATTGTTGGCGGGTCAATGATCTAGGCGGCGAACTTCTTGCCGGTGAAATCGAACTCGCGGCAGGCCTGCGCAATATCAGCCATGAACCATCTGCTCGGCGGTTTGCACATGACAGAGCGACCGTCCGGGTTCAGGAAATTCATTATAGGCAGCACGCAAAATTCGTCATCGTCGCCTACAGGCGCGAAATCAGCGATACGAAAACCATATCCGGGGAACCGGCGCGAAAGATAATCCTTCAAGCGCTCGGCAGACGCTGCCACTTGTGAAGCCCGCTCATATGGCGGAACGATGATGTATTCCAGAACTTCACGCTTCATCGTACTTCTCCTACTGTAACATCAAACAGGCGACCGATAACGCTCTGACAGTGCACGCACCGGAATGGCATTCCGTTTAAAAGCGCGCTCTCCAATAGCTCATCGGCATCCCTTGGCATGTCGGTGCAGACCGGCACTGTAAGCCCCCTCACCGTCTCAACCATGCAGTTCTCGCAGCGGATATGCAGCGAAAACGATTGATACTCCTGCTGCCTAAGCGCCCACCCCATACCCTTCCACCTCTCCGTTTGTTCTCTTTCTGTTCTCATTCAGCCAGAACAGCCGGAAAGAGTCGAGTCTTATTTTCGTACAAGGGGCGATTCGGGGTGTAAAAACTTTTTGTGCTTTTTTCGCACATTCCCTATTGCAAGGTATGTGCGTTTATCGTACATTGATCTCAACAAACGAGATCGGAGCGCAACATGCATCCCTCAGTACAGACAACCTACAACGAAGTGGCAAAGACGCTTATCGGCCTGACCGTAAAGGCAGAAAAGCCGGTTCGTGACTACCCCCGCCAGCGCCGGGTAATGGCCCGAGCATGGGCTGATCATCACGAATGGCTGGTAGAGCATCCGAACGCTTCGGTCCGTTATCGCCGCATCATGTTCGCGCACCACTTGAAGCACGCTCATGTGTTCGTGAATGCGCAGATCAACCCAGTTTTTATCACAGATGAACAGTCCCGTTTTATCGGCTCTGACAGCCGGTGGAGGTAAGACGATGGCCGAGATTAAAACAGGCGGCGCAGCGTTTCCCGTCACGTTCGAAGGTGGAAGCAACAACGGCGATGCCCCTTTCTTTCACGAAGGTATGACGCTTCGTGATTACTTCGCAGCGAAGGCTCTGAATGGGCTTCTCGCAGGGCAATTCCGAGATACGGGAAGTTTAAATCTCAAAGAGCTTCCAGAAGAAGCATACAGGATTGCCGACGCCATGATCGCAGCCCGCGAAGGCGGTGCATCATGACCCTCTACACCTTCATAGCAATCCTTTTCACCCTCGCCATTGCTGGTGTTTCAGCAGCATTTCTCATGCTCTGCCACCTAGAAAGAATGGCGGATATCGCAAGGAGTGAAGTCGATGTGTGATGTGAAGCTTGGCAAAAAGCAAGCCCAGATGCTCCGCGATATCGTCAAGACTAATGGTGGCGGCATTTCTGGTTACTCGCTGGATCAACGAGTTATGCGCTCCTTGGAAAACAAAGGCCTTATTCAAGGCAAGCTTAATCAGGAAAGCACAGCGGTTCATACTCGCGCAGGACTTGAATGGGTTCGCAGCAATCCAGTTCGTGAGGGTTCTAATGCGTGAACTCACCCGCGAAGAAATCATCCACAAGCGCCGGGAAATCGAGCATTTCCTGAAAACAGACCCCGACATTCCAACCCGCCGTTACCTCGATCAGAAGGACGCCGAACTCTATGCGGCGCTGGAACGGCTTGAAGCAGAGGAATTGGCAGCATGACGCATACATACGAATACTGGACCGCCGCGCTTGCTAATCCTGAACAGATCGGGAAGGCCCTGCCTGTTCACGAAGGCGATGCGCAGCCCGGTTTTTACCGCAAGCGCAACGGCAAGGATGGGCCTTGGCTACCGGTCGCAATCTGGGAACAGGACGGCCAGCTTGTTGCAAAGATTGGCGACAAGATGGGCGACCCGGTTGACCTCTGGTCATGGGTTTGCCGTTTCCCTGTTTCCGAGACGGCATATCGCAAGGCCGTCGATGGCAAAGGTTGGGATGATGACGCGCCCGTCGCGTCTATCGGTCATAATCTGCCGGATGATCCCCACGAGGCGCTTACGCTAGAATTCCAGGCCGAGAAGGAATTGGCCGATACCTTCCTGAAAACGCCTATCACCACTCAGGAGCAGGCCGATAAGGCGGCGGTTTGGTCGAAGAAGCTAGCCGGGATCGCCAAGAAGGCAACAGACCTGCACAAGGTCGAAAAGCAGCCTCATTTGGACGCGGGCCGCGCTGTGGATGACAAATGGCGCGACCTCAAGGAAGAACCCACCGACCTATCCAAGAAGCTCAAGCGCCATGTGGACG